GCGGCGGGTTGCCGCCCTGGAAAAAGCCCGCGCCGACAGGAGGCGGGTGACCCGCGCAAGCCGCTCACCTCGCAGCGCAACCACCTGATGAATAGTATCGATGCTACAGGGGCACCCGGACTGGTGACCGTGGTTAACCCCGTGCCGTATGCGCGCATCCACAACGAGGGAGGTACCATCCATTCACAGCCCACCGTTACGCCTGCCATGCGTAAGATGGCGTGGGCAAAGGCCTATTCCATCGCTGGCGTACGAAAAGGCGGAAAGCTACCCAAAGACTTACCCGAAGAGGCAAGGAAGTGGCGCGCACTGGCGTTGACCAAAAAGGGGAAACTCAATATCAAAGTAAAGATGCCCCGCCGACAGTTCATCGGCGAAAGCAAGGAACTGCGCATGAAGATTAGTCAAATCATTATTAACAAATTAAAGGAGATAAGCAATGGAATCAATTCTCGTTCATCTCATTGACCGCCTGGCCCGCGAACTACCTTGGGCACGCACCGTGGACGAAGACTACGGACAGTTGGAAGCTCTCGACGACGAAAATATCGATATGTACCCACTCACTTTCCCAGCCATCCTCATTGACTTGCCTGGCACCGAATGGAGCGATGCAGGCGACTGGACGCAGCGCGGAACCAGCGAAGTTCGCGTGCGGCTCATTCTCGACTGTTACGACGATACACACGCCGGTAGCCAAACGGTAGATAGAATCATGCAGCGTGAAGAAAAAAGAAAAGCCCTGCACGCGCTGTTGCAGGGCTATCGGCCTATGGAGGACGGGGCGTTAATCCGCACCCGCTCGAAGTTTTTTGCTTTCAATCATGGGATAAAGGTGTATGAAGCCACCTACACCTGTGCCGTCAGTGAGGCTACTCGGGAAAGAGCGACAGTTGACCGGCGGAAGCTGACTGTCGTCGTGAAGTCCTGAAGCCCATGTACCGGCTGCGCTTCACGGTCTGGCCGTCCACCGTTGCACCTTCCATCAGCATACGCTTGATGATGCGCAGCGTGGTGGCCTCGCATAGGAAGAACTCTTCCGTCGACAGCTTGTGGATGACGTCGTCGAAGCGCAGGCGCTGCACCTCCGACCAGTAGTAGAACCGCTCGAAGAGTTTCTTATCGCGTTCATCGATGAGCTGTTTGTTTCGTCCTTTAGGCATATTTATTCAATGGGTAACAAAAAAAACACACAAAAAAAAAAAAAACGCCCCGCACACCGTGTGGTTGGGGGGGGACTTTTTGCCATAACCGACAAACATTCGTTATAATCGGCAGAAACTGGGCTCTATCTTGCGCCAGACGCCATTGTCATCCAACCGAGCGAAGTAGTAGTTGGTGGCATTTTTCTGTACAACGTTACTTTCCTTGAAAAGCGACATGATCTCGGCGTACTCCGAGTCAAAACGATCTTCCAGTGCGTAGAGCTTCGAGATACTTTTGTAATCAAGATCTCCCGCTTTGTTGCGCTCCAGCAGAGTCATGGCGAGCTGATACATGGGATCATCCGTCCCCTTTTCGGTGCGCTGCACGTAACGCTTGAGGTAGTCCACCAGTCGCTCGGCTGCCATATCGGCCCGTTCGTCAAACCCCTTCACCTTATTGGCTTTCACCTCCAGGCGGAACCCGTTAACCGTAATCGTAAAGCCACCCTGAGCCTCGCTGCGAAGCTGCCCGTACTCGGCCATCACCTCGCGAAAGGCCCGGCAGTCGCTATCGAGCCAGCGGCGGAAGCCTTCTACGGCCATCACCATCTCTTCCACGTTCTCTTTCACTTCTTGGGCAAAGTTTGCCCTGAGCTCTTCGTAGGCCTGTCGGCGGATACTCTTCTCTGCATTGGCCTCGCGTTGCAAGGTGGTAAGCAGTTCTTTCTTCTCTTGGGCCGATAGACCCTGTAATAGTTCTTTGTTCATCGTTTAATGTTTTGTAGTCCGCTCCGTATCAATGACGATGTAGGAGACGCGACCGGGTTTGTCTTTTGTTTCTTGTGGTTTAAGTCCACCCTTGCGCTGAATGATGCGCAGTTTGGTGGCGAGCTTCTCGAGTTCTTCTATGCTGAGTTTACGGAATGGTTTTCCCGCGATGCGCGGCTCGAGGCAGAAGGCATCCACCCGTTCCCAGTCGGTGGTGTCGATGTCCAGCTGCTGCATCAGCTTTAAGACGATGCTACGGCGATACTTGAGCTCGTCTCGTAACGCCCTACGCACTTCATCGTAGCCGGTTGCCCGCTCCATGTCGTCGCACAGAGCGCGATACTCTGCTGCGGTGAGCTCGCGAAGGCTGTCCGTGCGGCCATTCGTATGCTGGTAGACCAGCAGCTGCTTATCGGCGCCCAGCATCTTCTTGAGCAGCGCATAGAAGCGGCGGAAATTGGTTACTTTCTGCATTTTCTATTTCTTGCAAATAATAAATCTGAACGACTTTGCGATTACGCTTGATGTGCAGCACGGTCTTTCCGTTGTCGGTTACAAGCTTCGATCCAATGCTGCTTCTGATCTTCACGCCACGTGTGCAACACAAGTCCAACAACCTGACATTCACATAAGCCTTCAGCCGTTTCCAATTTTCCTCGGTGTCTTCCATTAGTCCGAGACCGTAATACCGACTGATATCCATCTGCAGCCGCAATAGCCACTCCGGCTTGTTGTTGGATATGATTGAATGGTATATTAATTTCTTCATGTTTTTTGACTAAAATAAACTTAACTGATCACCAGGCTGCCTTACGATTTCCAACCAGAAGTCTGGGTTCTCGATATCGCGTAGCGTTTTCGGGTCGATGCCGTTAAAGCTATGCAGTCCTTCATCTCTTGACGAGAGTGGCGAATGTATCAACTTTGCCGAGATATGACAGTGTCGTTTCCGAGGTGTTTCAGGAAGTCCTGTCAACCACGATGGACGTGCACAACGGCAATCGTCTATCACTCCTATCACTTGATACAGTCTACCGGTATAACAGTCCTCGTGACCCTTCCAGTGCACTTTGAACTTATCGCCTTTATGTATCATCCATCGTGAGTTTCAAAGAGAACTTGAATACCACAGCTACTGGCAACATCGAGTTCCAACTTCGCCCCTTTGCTCAGTTCCCAACCGCGAAGCATATAGATACGATCGCATTGCAACAGCAGGCCGATGTCTACTCGCATGTGCTTACGCCAGTCTGCGCTTTGCGGCAGTCCGTTCTCGAACGGGTTAACAGGCGTGTAGCCCGCGTTTCTTATTCCACAGGCGGCAGCGGCAAATGCTGCCCTACGTTCGTCGATGTCGTGGTGCGCTATGGCACCGCTGATGTAAACTTTCTTGTTCATTTTTCTATTGAATTACTATTTGGATGTTAAAATGAAACTCCTCCTTTAGCCGTTTCACCTGTACGATGTTCGTGATGTCTTTGCCGGCTGCGCAGAAGATGACGCGCTCCTTCGTATCGGCTTTAATGCCTTTCTTGCGCAGACGATAGAGAATGTTCGCCCGCCGCTTAAGTCGTTGTTTATTCATCGCTTTAGCTCCTCTATCAAAGCGTCGGCGGCGTCCACACTCCACCTCGCCATCCGCCACTCGTCGTTATTGAATGGATAGTCGCCGTTGCTGATGTATGCCGCCATAACGGCTTTGGCGATCTCGTATCGCCGTTGTTCCCATTTATTTTCCATATCTATTTATTTTCTTCGTGAAATCTTCTCAACGTTTCTCTTACCGCCTCGGCGGCTTTCTTGGCCTGTTCTTCTGTGCGGAACTGATTATATGTCTTTTCCAAAATCTCGTCAATATAATTTTCAAAGCATACAATACTACTAATTTCGCAAGATGCATTAACAAAGAAATAACGTTCGCCCTTTTGGGGCTGCCACTTGATTTCTTCAACCTTCTTCTCCTCGGCGTTCCAGCGCAGCCCTTGCTCTTTCATCTTATCAAAGAAAAGTTGTTTTTCTTCTTCGGTTGCAAGCCTGAAATTCTCTAAAACAAAACAACGATAGGGAAGTACACCAAGGTAGTAAATATCAATAAAGGAATCCGCATCTAACATCTTGTCAAATATTAGTGTTACTCCCTTATCTCTTGATATAAGAATATCTCCTGTTTTGAACGGGACAATCCTTTCAAAGACCACCATACCGTTGTTAATTACAGCCTTGCACCCCTCAGGGATGATTACGCTGTCACCTTTTTTGAATTTAATTTCCATATCTATTATTTTTCGATAAACTTATCTATTTCACTATCGAGGTCCTCGCCCCACACCTTTTTGGCTCCCTCTTCCCATACCACGTACCGGCCGCCGGGCTTAAATCGCCCCTTGCTTATCGCCACATAGCCTTTGACGAGTATCTTCTGCGTGGCGTCGAACATCACGGCATCGGCCGCCTGTCCCTTCGGCTTGTCGCCCGTGGCGTGTGAAATGAAGATGAGCAGTTTGTCGGGGTGTGCCTCTTTAAGTCTTTGGTATTCAGCGTAGCGCATGCGGGTGTATTGAAGACTATCGATGACAATGATGTCGGGGCTTTTGGACCTGCACAACCGCTCGTGCAAATCTTCCATGCTTTCACGATTGAGCAATATCACTCGCCGGGCTACATCTTTCATACCAACGCGAATGAAAGCGTTTTTCATCGTCAGGCTGTCGCCCTCCTCGAGGCTGTCGTATGCCACGCGGCCGAAGCGCGCCAGCTCTTTGCAGAGCTCCAGTACGAAGGTGGTTTTTCCGGAGCCACTCTTGCCCCAGATAAACCATATTCCCGTGCGGTCTATCTCGCCGAAGGCAGCGTGCCAGCGTTCCGATAAACGATAGGTGGGCTTCTCCATCGTGTACACATCGCTGACCGAGAGGGCACGCTGCAAACGCTTCTTTCCGTCTTTATTTGTTTGTCTTATCATTTTCAAACACCATTCAAACGCCGTTCAAACAGCTTTTATTCACTAATACGCTTTGCCTTGTGGATGGCTTTCTTAACGCGGCGCAAGTCGAAATCGCACTCTTCCACCTCTCGGATGATGGCCGAAATGGTCGCTTTGTCTTTCAGCCCATTGGCGGCACATACGGCATACACGTCGCTGGGACTCGTGGGCTCCAGTTCGAAGAACTTGCGCCCGATGCGACTGTCTATCTCATTGTAGCCCTTCTTGTCGTAGCGCAGGCCTATTTTGATGCGCCGTTTAATGTAAGCGGTCGAAAAGAAGACGATGCCGCAGCGTTCTTCCAGGCGATTGTACAGGTCGATGAAGTAGTGGAATACGCGCTCGCTCAATTTGTCTGCTTCATCGAAAATCAATAGGGGGTGTTGCATCTGCACCAGTGCTGCACTGATAGCGTCAAGGGCATCGCGCAAGGTAGAACCGTCTGTGCGGAGTCCGATGCGGCGGGCAATGTCGCGAATGAAGTCGCCGCGGCGCATGTCTTCCGAACACAGTATGTAAAAGGCTTCCGCGTGCTCGGCTTCATACTGCCTTGCTGTGGTTGTCTTGCCACATCCGGCATCGCCTACCACCCATGTGACATTGCGCCACCGCTGAGCATCGTCAAGCACATAGTTCATTTCCTGATTGGCTGTCGTAGCTACTATCTGCCACTCTGTGCTACCTGTGCCGGTGCACACCTGAGCGGCAATGTTACGCCACATGTCGTCGCTGATATTGGCCCAGTTACCGTTCATGAGGGCACTGATGGTCGGAGCACTGACACCCTTCAAACTTTGTGCAGCCTTGTTACGGCTGGGGTACTTGGCCATGTAGGCGGCCAACGCTTCTTTAATCTGTACTTTTTCTTTCTGTTCCATGATTTTTTATTCGATTTTACAATTTACCTAAAGTTCTTTTCTTGTCTACCTGCGGCATAACTACCACGTTGTTAACCGTCGGCGCGGTTGTCTCTTGCTCATCCATCCAGTCATTCATCGACACCGTCTTCGTGTATGTGCCCAACTCAAAGTTAACGGCGGGCTTCCTGTATTTCGCTATGCGTCGCTCCACCTGCCGCTCTATCTCTTCATTGGCGCGTTTGCCGGCACCTTTTATCTTCGGTGCTGTCAGTCCGTGTTGTTCGGGAGCTGTGCCGTTCTCGTGTTCTATCACGCGGGCAGCCACCTGCCGGTTAATACGGTCTTGCAGGTTAGCCTCCTGCTCCTGGTAGATAAATTGATGGTCAGTAGACGTCTGATCTTGCTTGGCGCGCTGAATAACGAAGTACGGATCGGCGGTACGCTCAAAGCGTTTGCTGCCGTCTGCTTCCTGCCTATACAGGCGCACACTGGTCATGTCGTAGGGGTCGTAAGCCACAAGGAAGCGGCGGTAAGTGTTCCGGCTGCGCCATTCGTGATCAGGAACACCGGGGGCGGAAAATACCTCGTACTGGTACTTCTTCCTATCCACCGTGATCGTAATGCCTTGGTCGGTAAAGGTGACAGGCTTTTCTGTGAACATCCAAAACATATCCACCATGTCGTACAGCGTAACCTCCTGTGTTTCTTCATTCTCGCTGGCATTGTACATATCGATACGTCGCTGTCCGGTGGCGGGGTGCGCAGCCTCGTTCCAACGCTGGCGGGCGGCGGCATACGCATCTTTCAATTCGTCCAGGGTGAAGAGTTTATCCTTGTTGGCTTCTATAAACTCCATGTTCGGCCGACTATTCTCTTTTACCGCACCCACGTTCTGACCGGTAAATCGCCAATCCTTGTGTATCTCTTGTCCTTGGAAACGGTTAAAAATACTTTCAATGGTCTTCGATTCGCCGTTGTAGGGCATAGTTGGACGATGTATGTTAGCTATTTTACTCAAAAAACCGCTGGCAGCGTGTTTCTTATGTCCGCCTTGGTTGTCTGTTACGAGTTCATAAGGCTTGTGCCCACTGGCTTGTATAGCCATGCGCAGGGCGTGATATTGTGCGATATAGTCCTCGGTATCACTGATGTGGTAGCCTAACAGCACTTCTGTAGCAGCGTCCACCACTTCGTACACACAGGTGGTGCACACCTTGCCCTCATCGTCGCGATAGTACAGGTTAAGTTTCGTTCCGTCGCCGTACCACAAGCTGTCGCGCCTTGTGGGCAATGCCGTGCGGTGTTTTCGGTTAAACCTCTGACGGGCTTCCTGCTCACCGTGCAGCGCATCGTACCACAGGGGCTGCACCTCGGGCGAGTTGAGCCACTTCTTTAGTCCGCTCAAGCTGCGGATGGGCTTCCATCCCTGCTCTTCGGCTATCTCATTGGCGCGGGTAAACAGTTGGCTGTCGGTGTACACCGGAACGCGGCTGCGTTTTAAGGCGATAAGCATGCGACCGAACTCTTCCGTAATCTTCACCGTGTTGGCGTTGCCCACTTTTCCGCTGATGAGCGATGCATAGCCGTCTGTCTTATACGCCTTTATTTTTGCTTTCAGTCGGGCGATGTTGGCAGGCAGGGTGTGCCCGTAGTTCTCGCGTAGTTTCTCGCTGCTTTGCGCCACTACGTCCCATACGCCGCTCATGCTCATACCCAGCGATGCGCGTAGGGCTTTGCACTCGGCCATACGGCGTATTAGCATCTTTATCACGCTGGCATTAACAGTGTACTCTTCTATTAGTTTGCCTGTCAGATGCTGACGATCGCCGTCTTTCTCATAGGTGTAAGCCTCGTAGTACTCACGGGCGCCGGCGTCTAAACGCAGGGTCTTCTGTATCTGCTCCTGCTTCATCTTCTCAACGGGGTCGCCGTATTTCTCTACGAACAAACGCCTGTACTTCTCCGGAATGGATTCCCATGCGTACAACGCCTCGCAGCCCTCGCCGCCGCCACGACGAACACACTCGATGTTCTTGCGAATACAATTTTTTAAGAGGGTATCCGCTTTTATTACACCTGCAGTCAGCTCACCGAAGCTCACGCATAATATATTGTTATAATACTCCATCCGTATTTGATTCTTTTTCGTTATTTTCGCAGCAAAAAAAATGGAATACGTTTATCTTGAAAGCTGTATCATTCTTTTCTATTGCGACGAGTCTCAAGTTGAGGACATACGCGAATTTGCTCGTAAATACTTTCGTCCACTTCCCCTGAGATACAGAATCGAACGTGATTACCCTGAAGCAGGGTGGAACACCCCCGCATTAGGAGTCCCTGTTGGGGTTTCGGTAACATTGTTTGCTCCAAGAGGGCAGCAACTGCATGACAAGGAACTTCAGAATATCGTCCGAGATTTCCGGCGAGAGTTGTCCTGCCGTTTTGTATCCATCGAAAGTTTCTCCAAAAGAAATCAGTATCGTCTTCAACGCGACTAAACATATCATCTATACCAAGACTTACAAGCTCGTCTTCACATCTTATTATCTCTTCCACGCACTCCATGATCTTGTCTTGTAATTCATGAGCGCGGAGATGCTTTTCTATTCTATCCATAACCTCCCTCCTTACCATTTTGCAGCAAAAGCTTGCAGTTCTTCAAAGTCGGCTAAAGAGCTAACATTTTCTTCCTTTATCAAATCACCATACCGGTTTACAACCTTTGTATAGCCGGTATCTTTATTAGTCGTTAACACCACCCCGTTTTCAAATTCTTGTATCATAAAACCGTTGCTGTCGTGGATGCATTCAGCAATAGGCAGGTCAACTTTCTGCTTACCACCGAGATAAGTCAATGCCACGTGGCACAACTTACGCGATAGGTCAGTGTTGATTTTGAAGTTGAGTGCATCGGATACCGTTCCGACACTTACGTCAAACATTTCGCGCAGGTACTTCCTGCCTTTTGCATCTAAATCAATGTATTTTCCCATTATCTTAATGTTTTGATTAAATTCTATGCTATCGCCATTTTTTTGTATCTTTGGCGAGTCCGAACCTTTCGGATGCTGCAAAGATACAGTATCCTGTATTAATCGGCAAGAAAAAGAGAAAGTATTTTCAATATTCTGTATTATGGGAAATAAAAATGAAGTATCTAATAGATTTATAGAGGCTTACGAAAAACTCCTTTCAGAGGGTTGTGTAACCGATAAGAAAACATTTGCTGCAAAAATTGGAATAAGCCCATCTATGGTAACAGAAATCTATAAAGGACGAAGTAGTGTTGGTACTACAGCTATACAGAATATTGTATTATCCTATAATGTTTCTCCGGAATGGCTTTTAACTGGCAATGGCCCTATGCTGAAATCTCTATCTGAAGATAGTTCAGCCAGTCCGGAACCCATTGTCTCTTACGACCCCAATATAGGTGTTCCCTACTTTGATGTAGACTTTACAGCAGGATTCAACCTTATATTCAACGACCAGACAGTTAACCCCACAGCCAATATTGTTGTGTATGGATTTGAAAGGGCAAGTGTTTGGTGCAACGTCACAGGCGACTCCATGTACCCCAAGATATGCCACGGCGACATGATTGCACTAAGAGAATGTAGACCTGACGATGTGCTGTATGGTGAAATCTACGCCGTGGTTCTCGACAACATTCGGACGGTAAAGATCCTCCGCAAGGCAAAAGACCCAACGATGCTTAGATTTATCCCGATCAACACAGAAAAATACGATGAGCAAGAGTTTGAAAAGTCGCGCATCATCAGGATCTTCGAAGTCCTCGGAAATATCAGTCGTTTTATCTAATTGGCACGTTTTTATTGTTCACTTAAATATATGTATTATGTCAAAAGAAGAAGAAAAAGAAAAGGACGGGGTTAAATACCCCC